TCATAATTCGTGTTGCGCCCCAGCTGCCACTAACTTTATTATTGAAAAGGCGTTCAGTCGAACATGTTTCTTTGTATTCTTTCAAAATATTGGTTAATATTGGCGGTATAGGTAGTTGCCTATAACTGTTTTTAGATTTCAACGGTTTTAAGGCATATTTGTTGTAATCAATCGCCCCGAATTGCTGCACTACATTAATAGCATTACTATCTAAATCAACGTTATCCCAAGTAAGGCCGATAATTTCGCCATATCTCATGCCGGTATAGGCAGCAACAGAAAATATAACATAGTGTTTATAATTTTTAGGTTTTAATGCTTTTAAAAATGTTTCTATTTCTGTATCTGATAATACCTTTATTTTTGTAGGTTCGTTATCCTTAAAACGTGGTATTGTTTTTAATTCGTTTGTAGGAATTATTTTGTATTGGTTCGCCGCATAGCTGAATAAACGCTGAATTGTACCCAAAGCAAGGTTTTTTGTGGTAGTTGAATATAAACTATCATTCAATACTCTTTTAACTTGATATGGCGTTATATTCGCTATTTTTTCATTAAAAATAGGTTTGAATATATCAAATGTACGTGTATAGGCCTGTAATGTATTAAATGTACGCGGCTTATTCTCTTTCATATAAATATTAAAAAAATCAATAAGAGTTATATTTCTAAGACTATCATCGGTTGCGGTGATAGTCTTTTTTAATTTATCAATGATCGTTTGAGCGTGAATTTTTGCCGCCTTTTGTGTTTCAAAACCTTGTTTCGATTTTTGGCGCCAGCAGTTGCCGTCCTTGTATGAAACGATACATTGATACCCTTTATCCTTTTTTCTTATGGTTATATTGCATTGCATCGTCTAATTCCTTTAATGAATAACTTGCTATGTAATGAGCGCCAACAGTTAAGGCAACTACTAAAAGCAATAAAATATATCGGTGTTCTTCCCAAGACATAAGGCCTAATATCATACCAATAATAAGGTATAGAATACTTTGATAAAAGGCTACATTAATTGCATCTTTTTTACTCATGGTATACCCCTTTATTTAACAATATATGCGCGAATGTATCCGCATCATGTTCCAACTTTATGCGTAAATCCGCATCTATTTCCTTAAATAAATCATAATCCTTATGAAGGAATATATGCCCTAATTGATGAGCCAGCGCCATGCGCTGCTGGCGCCGACTTAACCGGCTATTTATAATAATAGCCTTTTTTATCTCCGGTTTTATCTGTATACCGCTAACGCAAGCCGGCAATGGTTTATATATAACTTTAATGTTTAAATTACTTGCTATGTGGCGCGGTTCGTTTGAGCCGTGCGAATTAATCAAATCTAAGACAAAAGAACACATATTGAACATGCTAACAATTCCCCTTGAATATATTAATCGTCTAATACCGCTTTTAATACTTTGGATATTTTAGCTTTTTGCGATGCCGTCAATTCACGATCACCGTAATAACAAATCAAAGCATTATCCGTAATTTTCTTTAAATCAATACAATTATCTTGCTTTTTAACTTTAGGCGTTCCCTCTACGCCCTCAGTAAAATAAGAGGTTGGCACGTTGAAATAATCAGCCAAAATCTTAACTGTTTTTAAACTGGGTATAGAATTTTGGTTTTTCCAACGTGAAATAGTACTTTGAGCAATGCCAGTTTCCTTTGAAACTTGATACATGGAAACGCCAGTTTTTCGCATTGCATCGCAGAATTTTTGGTAAAACATGTTTAACCTCCGCAAACTATAAATAAAAATTTATAAAATTTACGAAATGTTTATTGGACTACTTGCGTTAACGCACGTATAATAAAGCCATAAGGTAGTTGCGAAAACGCAAGCAATCTTATAAACAATCGTGTTATAGCAAGTGGTGAAAGGTGAAATATTTATTACTTGCTATAACGCAAGTATAACATTTTAAATAAGGGGGTGTAAACCATAAAAACAACAGTAAAAAACATTTTCCAGTTAATGGATAAACAAGGCGTTACCGCTTATAAGTTATCTAAAGAAACTGGAATTAGTGAAAGCGTTATATCCCGCTGGAAAAGCGGCGAACAATCGCCTAGTATTTCCAGTTTGGTAAAAGTAGCGCATTACTTTCAATGTGGTTTATCTGAATTAATAAAAGGAGAAACGGTATGAAATTAACGTATACCGTGGAAGAAGTGGCCGAAGTTTTGGGCGTTTCTAAATCGTCGGTATACAACTTAAAAAATAATGGCACTATACATGCTATTGAAAAACTACCCGGTTTGTTGTTTAGCGTTGAAGAAATTCACAGTTTGGTTATGGTGAATGACGAATACAATACATTCAATTACAGATTATTAAAAAAGAAGTGTGAAGCGCTAGAAACCGAAAATGCAAAACTAAAAAATAGTATAAAAAAAATCACCAGCGATGTACTGGCGATTACGGGGGAATTTGTCAATGACTAGCATTATGAAAATTGTAGGTTTTGTATTGTTGTTAGGTACGCCCGGATCATTAGAGATTGACGTACTAACATTCTATGAAGCGATGTTGCAAGGCCTGTTGGGCATCACGCTGCTATATAGTGGCATCTATATTGATAAATTAAAAAAGGCCCAATAGTAACGGCAATTACTAAAGGGCAGATGCGAAAAGTGAGTTATTAAAGCATCTTAACCGCATAATATCATATGCGCGTTAAGGTGGCAAGGTGTAAAAAATGGACTTTGACTGGCAATTAAATAAAAAACAAATAGCCGAAGTTTCGGCAATGTTCACAGAACTATGTGAAAAAATAGCAGATAAAGAAATTTCTATCGGTTTTAGCGTTAGAAAAATCGATGAAGAAGGCGAAGAAACGCTTTTTACTTATGATGTATACGCAATATATGAAGGCAAAATAATTTATATAACTATGGGAAGTTATCGGTCTTTAATGGGTTCAACTATAACAAATAATGACATAGCGGAAATTATTGCGTTCTTGAAAGGGAATAAATAAAAATGAGTAGCATTTATACATTAAACAAAGACTATGCGGAACTATCCGCAATGCTTGAAGTGGCAGAAACAGAAGAAGAAATTCAAGCAATCCAAGATACATTAGAAATGATTAATGTATCTATTGAAGAAAAACTAGAAAACACAGGTAAATTTATAAAAAATACGGAAAGCGATATTGCTGGCATTAAAGCGGAAATCGAACGTTTAACCGCAATGAAGAAAACAAAAGAAAATTTTGTTGAACGGTTAAAAAATAACGTTGAATTTGCACTAAAAGAAAAAGGACTTGAAACGCTAACCGTTGGCACCTTTAAAGCTGGTTATCGCAAAAGCGAAAGTGTTGAAATTATCAACCTTGATGTAATTCCGGCGGACTTTACAAAAGTTGAAATTAAAGCCGATAAAACGGCAATTAAAAAAGCACTTAAAGCTGGCGAAGTAGTAGAGGGTGCAGAAATTAAAGTAAACCAAAATTTCTATATTAAGTAGGCGGTGAAACATGGAATTTAGAACACTAAAAGCAAATGAAATAGATTGCCGTATTCAATCACTAAATGAAAAAAACGGCAACGTAGGCGCAGTGGTGCTGCTATATAAAGATGCACGCGTTGACATGCGACTACTTGATGAAGTCGTAGGTGCATTAAATTGGAAACGGGAACATACGATCATTGGCGATAGATTATACTGCACAGTTTCAATCTTTAACGAACAAACTGGCGAATGGGTTGGAAAGTCCGATGTAGGCACAGAAAGCAACACAGAAAAAGAAAAGGGCCAAGCATCTGATAGTTTCAAGCGTGCATGCTTTAACTGGGGTATCGGTAGAGAGTTATATTCCGCGCCATTCACCTATATAAATCTACAAAGCGGCGAATGGTACAAAGGCAAGGACGGAAAACCTAAATCATACGCAAAATTTACAGTTAAAGAAATTGAATATGACGAAAATCGAAATATTAGCAAGTTAATCATTGTTGATAACAAAGGAAGCGTGCGTTTTACAATGGGCGGCAATGCAGCACCAGCGGCAGCAACTAAACCAAAAGAAACGCATGTTGCTGGATATGATGAATTTGTAGCATTGCAACAGGCGCACGACGTACCACCGGCGGAAATCACAAAATATATTGCAACAGAATTCAAAAAACCACGCCTTGCGTTGTTAAATGAGTTTGAAATGGTTGCAGCGTTGGATTGGTTAAAGAAATTCATTGAAAAAGGCGCCGAATAATGAAATGGGTAACAAAAGGAATTGCAGTTGTTAAAACGTTAGGTTATAACATTCTAATTCCAGCGCCGAAAGATGAAGAAATCAATAAAATTGATGAAAATTCAGAATATACGGTAACGCTAACAAAGAAATCTAAAAAGCGTTCTTTAAATGCCAACGCCTACGCATGGGTTCTATGCGATAAGATAGCGCGTGAACTTTCAAAGAACGCATATATTTCAAAAAATGACGTGTATAAGCGCGTTATTCAAGAAGCTGGTACATTTACCTATCTACCAATTAAAAACGATGCCGTAGGCCGATTTATTGAAATTTGGCACGGCCACGGGTTAGGCTGGCACGCAGAAGATGCCGGCCCAGCTAAAACGGAAGGTTATACAATCGTTCGCGCCTATCATGGCAGCAGCGTTTATACGGTAGATGAAATGCGGCGTTTGATTGATGCATTAATTGATGAGTGCAACCAATTAAACATCACTTTAGAAAATAATGATTATATAAACTCATTAATAAATGAATGGGGGAACAATGAACAAGCGAAAGAAACTTGATAACGTTCTATACGCCAGAACTAGAAAATGGGCGTATGAACGCGATGAGGGTTTATGCGTTTTGTGCGGCGCAATGGCTACGGAAGTACATCATATCGAATTTAGATCGCACGGCGGTTTGTCAAATCTTAACAATCTGGCTTGCCTATGCCGTGATTGCCATACAAAAGCGCATGGCGTAGAAGCTAAGAAAATACGGGAGATTTTAAAAGAAAGGAATTCAAAAATACAATGGCAGAACGGCGAATGATGTCAAAGAAAATTATTGATACAGATAATTTCCTAGATATGCCACAAAGTACACAATGCCTATACTTTCATTTGCTGCTAAGGGCAGATGATGACGGCTTTATTCAATCGCCAAAAAGCATTATGCGTATAACGGGGTGTAAGGAAGATGATTTGAAACTACTTATTGCCAAAGGGTTTGTTATTGGTTTTGAAACTGGCGTTATCGTAATCCGCCATTGGCGTATACATAACTATGTTCAATCTGATAGGTATTCAAAATCAGAACTACCAGAAGCACAAAGAGTGGAACTGATTAATAAGGTATATGAACCGGTTGAAATGCCGATGAGTGCAGATAATAACTGCATGGATACAAAATGTATACAAAATGGATACAATCTGGATACACAGATAAGAATAGATAAGATAAGAGAAGAAGAGAATAGAATAGAAACACTATGTCATGTTTCACATGACGATGTGGATAAATCTCATATTGAAATTATCGAATATCTTAATCTTAAAACTGGTTCTAAATTTAAGCCAACAACTAAACCATATGTACAAGCAATTAGATCACGCTTGAAAGAAGGTTATACCGTTGATGATTTTAAAACCGTGATTGATAAAAAATGCCGTGAATGGAAAGGTACAAAACTAGAAAAGTACTTAACGCCTAAAACGTTATTCGCGCCTAGCCATTTCGATACATATCTTAATTCAAATGAAATGGCAGCCATGACGGATACAGAACGAAAAATCAATGAACTGAACGCATTGATTGATGCGGTAGAAAGGGGAGCAGATGAGGGAACCGAACGCAAAAACGTTGACGGCTACGGGTCAATTATTGATATATCCGAATATTGATGTAGCAAAAACAAAAATGTACGCATTTATGTTAGAGGATATTAATCCTGTAACATTGGCCGAAGCAATCAAGCAATGCATTAATTCATGTGAGTTTCTTCCGTCAGTTGCAACCATTCGCAAGAAAGCGGCAGAAATTTCCGGATATGTAAACGGCAAGGAAGAACGATTGATTGCGCAAGATGCATGGGAAGTGGTACGGAAAAAGGCAAGCCAAGTAGGTTATGAAAAAGGCCTTGATGAGTTGGAAGGTATAACAAGGCTTGCAGCTAAAACTATATGGCGTTTCTTTGACCCAAGAAACTGCCAAAGCTATAACGAAAGCGCAGCAATGAGCCAGTTTTGTAAGGCTTATGAGCAGCTGGCAGCACGTGAACAAAGGAATATGGAAATAGCGGCAAGCATCAAAAGTAATGGCCTATTAATGGAAGCGCGTAAACGTGCAGAATTAAACATGCCACGAAATACAGAAATTAAGATGCTAGATAACGGCCATTTGGTTGAGGTTGAAAAGCACGAACCGGTAGACCTTAAAAGCATGGTTAAAGATGCCGATATTTCGGACGAAAGTAAAAAGTTGATTTTGGGGGTACTGGAATGAACAAAAAATATAATTTATTCCCGAAATTAATCGAATGTAGGGAATTATTAGGGTATACACAATCAGACATGGCGGATATTGCCGGGGTATCACCGGAAACATACAAGAAGCACGAACGCGGACTATTTGATTTTAGATTAACGGAAATGCTTGCAATTCAAGAAAACATTAATGACGAATTACAAACAAATTTAACCCTAGATGAATTGTTTAGAATGGAAAAAATCGTTTAAATGCGTTGTATGGAATTTTTAAAGCCTTAACGATAAATCATAAGGGCGGAATAGTAGACGGGGCAAAGTGAGCGAATTTGCCATATAGAATTAGAAAATAGAAAGGGAATTATATTATGAATAGTGTTCAATTATTGGGAAATCTTGCACGTGATCCAGAAGTACGTTATACACAAACAGGCCGAGCGGTTGCTACGTTCACAGTAGCGGCTAGCAATACATATATTGATAGCGCAACAAATGAAACGAAAGAACAAACGGCGTTCGTTAATTGCGTTGCATGGGGTAAGCTGGGCGAAGCAGTAGGCAACTATAGAAAAGGAAATCGCTTATTTGTAGAGGGCCGAATTCAAACAAGAAGTTATGAAACGCAAGACGGCCAAAAGAAATACGTAACGGAAGTAATCGCTGGTTTCGTTGGCTTATCCGCTTTAAATGATGCGGAAGCTGGCAGCAATTTCGATAATTTTGCAGATGATAAGGGGAACGATGAAAATATTCCGTTCTAATAGGTGGCAAAAATGTTAGTAAGAAATAAAAATGAATGGTGCTGGTGTTTAGGCGAGTATGTAGGATATCCGCAAAAAAGCATTGAAGATGCTGTAAAAGATTTTGCCGAAACGTATCCGGCGGAAGAAGTCCCAATGATTAGAGTCGGAAACCCTTATTATTATGTTCCTACCGTTGATGCGGAGCGTGTTATCAATGACATTATCGATTATGATCTTGATGATGAAATAGCAGAATATTCTGAAGATTATTTGTTACATGTAGAACTGAAACAAATTGACGTTTTACAAGAAAAATTAACGAAGGCGTTTCGTGAATGGGAAGAACAAAACGGATATAAAAATACATCGTTTGTTATTCTTGAAACTATTAACCCTTTTGAAAACAAGGAATAAAGAAATGAAATCACCATGTAAGGGGTGTGAGTATAGGGTGTTAGGCTGCCATAGTACATGCGCGGCCTACATCAAATACAGTACCAACAGAAAAAAAGAAATAGAAATCCGTGATATACGGGGCGATGTGTTTGGGTATGTAAAGGATAGCAATAACCGTATTAAGCGGCGTATGGGTAAATGTTAGGAAGGTAAAAATGACGTATATAGAAAACTGGCTTGCGCTAGGTGCTTGCATATACAGTAGGAAAACCGCAGATGCAGCATTGGCCGCGCTAGGGTTAAGGAAAGAAATAAAACGAAAGCCGGTATACCCAGAAATTGAAGCAAATGCATTGGTTGCCTTGCGTGAAAAAGGTTTGAGCGTGCGACAAATTGCGGGCATATACGGCGTATCCTATACATTTGTTAGAAATCGCTTGTTAGCTGCTGGGGTGAACCTTGAAAGAATAAAAACTAAAAATAAAATTATCTATGAATATCAAAGGGGAATTGATAAATGAGCGTAAAGGTAGACATGGGAAACGGTAGAGTTTTTACATGTGAGCAACTAGCCAGCGCATTAACGCTGGTTATTGAAAACATGATTTTGAAACC